CGTTGCTTTCTTAAAAAGTTTTCTTGAGCAATTTTTTCTAAAAAATATTCTGCTCCAGCAATATCTTGAATGATTTTCTTAACATACTGGTAAAATTTAAGCTGTGAAACCTTACCTGCGTGTGTAATATAGCCTGCATAGCCGTCTTTCTGTTCATTTTTAAAGAGATTATCATATTCGTCTGGACAATTTTCACGAATAAATCGTTTGAAATTTTTTAAATCTTCTTGATGTTCTGTAAAACGGACAATCATGCTAGAAGATAATTTCGCGTGACTTTTTTTATCCGAATCTGCTAAAATCGTTGATAATTCAACTGCATCGTACACATTTTTAGCAGCTAAAAACACGTCACTATATTCATCCCCAACCTTTGCTAAAATGCCTTCTAAATCTTCTTCATAGCTTTCACTAGCGTAAGTTATTTTGGCTTCTTCTTCCAAACCAAAAACTTTTTTAAAGTCAGCTTTATTCCCTACCATTAGCTTTAAGAACTGACCAAATAAGCCATTAGCTTTTTCTTGAGGAAATTGTTGTAAGACTTTTTCAGATTTTTTAGTCCGAGAAGCTTTTTCAGTTAACTCTTCCTCAATCAAGACAGATTCAGGTAATGGCGCACTAACTAAGCGACTCTCTCCATTCACAAAGGTTTGGTTATAAATGACCATAAATTGTTGAAATTGTTCTTTAACAGAAGTATTTTCTGTACTTAGTTTTCCTTCAATTAAAAAATGTCCACGATATTTGACAATATGGGCCAACGCCAAATAAATTAGTCGTAAATCTGCTTGCTCAGATGAATCTGCTAATTTTTTGCGTAAATGGTAGATTGTCGGATACGTTTCATGGTAAGCTACTTCATCTTCCAACTTAGCAAAAATCGGATGTCTGTGCCACTTCTTATCTTCAGGCACTAAAAAACTCTCTTGTAAACGAGCAAAAAAGTTTTCATCCAAAGCTGTCATCGCTTCTTCAAAAAAAGCTTGTAAGTAGCGTAAACGATTCCGTCGACGACTAATTCTTCGTCGTGCTGTTCTTTTTAATCGGCGATCTTCGGCTGTATGCCCTTCTTCAAATAAACGCACACCCCAAAAATTTTTCTTGATTTTCTTTTTTTCAGTGTTTCCATAAATAGGCATTTTTTTCTTCACCAACTGATAGTCTTCTGTCATAACTGCCCAACCGACAGAATTAGTCCCTATATCCAAACCGATAACGTAGTCTTTCTTCATTTTATTTCCACTCCTTTTTTTAAATTACTACTTGAATGATTTTTATTCTATGCTATAATTTAGTTAAGTTCTTTTGGGACTATTCTAAACAACATAGCAAGTTAAAATAAGGTTTTAACCGTAATCAACTGTAAAGTGGCGCTGTTTCGGCGCTTTTTTTGTTTACAACCAGAAAGTAATCGCTTTCAAATTAATCAAACTGAATACCGCTACTTAAAGTTTACCATTCTTATTTTCTTAAAAAAAGGGGTATTTATAGTTTTTGTAAACTAATAGAATTATATACATAACAAAAATAACATTATCTATTTAAGAATCTCTTACCTTAATTTCTTTACTTTCCTTAAAATAACGAATCTATATTTATTGTATGGTAATATCTTTTACTATTTGTTGATGTTGTCAAACTTTACATGGCAAAAAAGGCAAAACACAGTGCGTGGTTAACTGTGTTTTGCCTTTTTAATTACGACTATTGAAACAATCCTTTAATTTTATCAAACAAACCATCGGTCGTTGTATCAGCTAACATCGCTGTAATTTTATGATAGTGTTCGCCTAATTCATCTTTATGTTCTTCAATGAATTGTTGCGCATGTTCCACGTTGCCTTCTCCAATTAAATCTTTTGCTTTTTGAACTAATTCTTCTACGTTCATCTTCACACGTCCTTTGATTAAATAGTTAACAATAAGTGTTTCACTCATTGCCTTTTCTCCTATTTATCGTATCGTGGGATCCTTTGATTTGCAAGAAATTTTCAGTAAATTGACGGTTCTGATTTTGGGTTTTTAAAAGGCAAAAATTGCAAAAAAAGCTGTTTTCGAAAATCGAAAACAGCTTTTTTACTTTACTTCGCTAAACGATAAATAGCAAAGCTTTGAATTCCTTGAAAAAAAAGGTTTTTTTGAGCAGCAAAATAAAAAATCACAACTTTTCCACAACTAGGAACGAATGTCGGGCAGGCTTACCTATACATAATTTCTTTCTATAGTAGAAAATTAATGATAAAATAAATTGAAAGTATTTCGAATACTAACAAACTGGTTATTTAAGGCAATATCTAAACAGTAAAAACTGAATATAGAAAGGGTGGATAATTATGGGCTTATTCAATCACAAAAAGAAAGATGATATTGAATTTACAGAAACTAGCTCTTACGGTCCTATAAAAATAGATGAAACAAGAAAACTATTTAAATATAAAAGTGAAATTTTTAATTATACTGATTTAATTAGCTTTGAACTAATCGAAGATGGAAATCAAGTTACTCATGGAGGGATAAGCTTAGGAAGAGCAGCATTAGGCGGAATACTATTTGGAACTTCAGGTGCTGCGATTACCGGTGCATCAAAAATAAAAAAAGAAGATAAAAATTATTGCTCCCAATTAGATATAATGATTCACGTTAAAAATAGTCCTAAACCTACTAAATTCATAAAACTAATAACTTTTAAAATTGACAAGTCAAAATTCATGTATAAGCAAATGGCAAACACCGCAAAGGAAATTTTAGGTGGTTTAAACTATATATTGGATAACATAGAAACACAAACATCAAGTGATAATGCAATAGACCAATTTGATAATTTAAAAAAATTAAAAGAACTTTTAGATATGGGGATTCTTTCTCAAGAGGAATTTGATAAAAAGAAACAGAAATTGTTAGACTTATAATAGATATTTGGGAGATATGTTATGGCAAAATTAAAAAAACGTTTAAGCAAACGAAGACGACAAATAAGAAGTATTTTTCATGACTGTAAACCTATTCACAAGCGCATAACTTTATGGATTATTATTATCATACTTCTAATAGATATAATTCTGCGTTTTGGAGTTCTAAAATAAATTCAGTTTCTTTAACTTATCTGGAAGCATAATCAAGAGTTCAATTCTAACTAAGAATTGAACTCTTTTAATATTTATTAATTTATATTGTATATGAGCAAAACAATCATAAATACAATATTACAATTATCTAAAAACGATAGACAAAACGAACGTTAGTTCGGTATAATTGTATTGCTAGGAGGGCGATAGTATGAAAACTAATTATGTAGGAGTAGTTGAAAAGATTAGAATGTTAAGTATGTATCCAAAAATGCTAGTTCGATTCTCATTAGTAACACAGGACGAAACTATAAACTGTATCGTCTCCAAATACGAATTGGCAAATATGTTACTGATGCTACCTGAGCAATCTGAATTAGCTGTCTATGGTCATTTGAATAAACGAAATCAACTTGTAATTGATAAAATGCTTGTAAGAAACTCTTTGTTAAGTGCATAAATAAAACCCCGACTCTAATCTTGAGTTGGGGTTTATTCTATTTACGATTTATAAAACCAACTTCTAACTCTTTAAGTAATCTTTTAAAAGTCATCATCCCTGCTTCTTCAGAGGTATTCAAAAGAAACATAGTCGCTTTACCATTACCTGTTTTTTGTAGCATTTCCTTCTCTACTAAATTGTTTACATTTTTTCTAACAGTATGATCTTTGTAACTTGTTGAATTCACTATATCTTTAATTTTAAAAGTAGGATTTTCCATTGCATATTTTACTATGGTAGTTTCAACATCATTTAATCCATTTAAACTTTCCAACATATTTATTTTCCATATTCTAACTTCAGTGGAATCAAAATTAGTATCAATTTCTGGTGTTCGCAAACTGTTTTTTGTCGCTGCTTCAAAAATTCTAGGGCCTCCTGAACCACCTTTTTCAGCAATTCCCACCCTTCTAAATAATGTTGAAATGATTGGATTTCTAGTTACAGAAAAACTTCCATTTATAAATTCTTCTTTAGAAACTTTCATTTCTCCTGGATTATAGAAACTTACATAATCATCACAATCTATTATTTTTATAACCTTATCTGAATCATAATATGCATGCATCAGCGTGTTAACTAATGCTTCTTTTACAGCAAGTAATAAATCCGTTCTATATGATCCTCTGGTCATATTTTCTTCTTGTCTGTATGAATCTGGAACACTAAGTTCTAATTTTTGAATAACCAAATTGTAAAACGAAAACAAATTCATTTCCGGATAATTCATATCTCCACTAGATACTCTATCTCGCCAATCTGTATCTAGAAAACTTTGTTTTTTAAAATAATCCAATTGAAATTTTTTGAATCTATCAGTTATAGAATTATATTTACCAAAAAATAATAATCCACCTACAGTTAATCTATATGGTGTATTAGAATCTTGTCTATCTTTTTTTAGTACTCCAATGTTTATTAGAAGTTCTTCATGACTAAGCTCTAAATACTTATTATTATTAGTATTTTGATAAAGTAAATTTCTATACTCATCTACTGTTTCTAAATTTAAATCATCTATGTCATAGTTTTGTAGTATTTCACTGTCAATATCATTTTGTGAATCTACTACTAGATATTTGAATTGTTCATCATCAGCAATTCGATCACCATCATCTGTTCTAATATATGTTTTACTTTTATTATTCTTTATATACACTGGACGTCTTTCATAGGGTGCTTTAGGAACAATTATTTCTACAACATACTTACCAGATACCTTGAACAATTGAACATCTTCATTAGTAAGTAAATTTACACTAACTTTTTGCTTATCATGAATACAATTCCAAAATTCAGTAATAATTTTATCTGGGTTGTCAACCCCAACTACTTTGTATCCTTTCTTTGAAGGACTCTCTTCAATACCTAAAATTATAATTCCACCACTTGTATTTGCAAACGCACTATAGGTTTCCCAAACAGCACTGGATAGCTTAGATTGTGATTTTTTAAACTCTAATGTAAAGCTTTCTCTTGGTTCCTTAAAAAATTCGTCCTTCAATTCAATAAACTTAATTTTTAACACTCCTTTTCTATATTCAAAAGTAATTCAAAAGTAATTCAAAAGTAATTTTTTTTTTTTAAAGCTGTCAAATCAACATTTACAAAACAATTATACACCTTTCTCAGCAAAAATCAAAAGCATTCCAAAAGAATTGACAAATAAAAATTTTGTGATATAATACCTGGTTTTAAAAATCATTATACAACGTTTTTATGGACCATGACGGATTCGAACCATCGACCGAACGGTTATGAGCCGTTTGCTCTGACCAACTGAGCTAATGGTCCTTAAAAAGAGCCACCTTGGGGAAGGTGACTCAAGAGAAATTTAAATAAGTGTATTCTTATTTTACACTACCTATAAATATTTTACTATATTTTATTTTACAACTGGAAACATAGCTTCTAAGCGATTATACCAAGGCGCATTTTTATTCCACTTATCTTGTCCGTAGAAAGGAATATCTTTGCCGTTGTTTCTCTTGTATAAGTCCTCAATGACTTTCATTTCATCTGGATGAGAGACACGTCTTGTGTTAACTCCGTTACAAAACATTACTGTCCAAGCATCTCCATTCCATTCTAGTTTACCTGTTTTTGAATTAATTGGTCTTTCGTATAAACATTGCATAGTCGTTTCTCCACCTTTTATATTATTTTGATTGTTATTATTTGAATCGCCATTGCCTTCGTTTGGATTGCCCATATATTTTTTTATTTGGCTAATAAAATAGTCTTTTACGGCATTTGTTTCTTTTCCATGCAATTCCCAGGAACGGTGAGGACATGCCGTAGGAACGAATTCTTTGTGTAATCTTACAGTATCTCTATTAGGTTGCATGCCCCAAAACTTCATATCTTCAGCAACTTGTTTAAATGTCATTTGTTCATTCGCTAAGAAGTCAGCGTCACTAGCACCCATTGATTGACATACTTCATAGCCAACATAGTTCAAATTCCCATCTGGATTTGCTGTGTGCCAGGCTGCATTGAATGTATCTTCTACACGTGCAATTGTATTTCGATCAATATAATAATGAGCAAAGCCATTCGCCAGTTGTGTAGGAGACATTACAGCCAAGGCATTGACATATTGTGCAGCTGTAGCATAAATACTTCCGGCATCATTATGAATGACAACACCTTTTGGCGTTGCATTGGGACGTCTCCCGGCAATCCCACCGCAAACAGATTGATTAATCACTTGCACCATTTTTTGGTTCACCACCTTTATCATTTTCATCTTTTAATTTACTTAAATGCTCCTTAACCCATGAAGGAAAGGGAACGCCTAACTGCCCTAAGTTTTCAATAATGGAAATGCCATACACTGCTATATAAAATAAGACAAATCCAGTAGCGATTGATTCTAAACCCATGATTTTCAAGTATGGATAGGCAACGCTTATTAAGCAGACCACTAATAAATGTTTTACTAATCCTAGCAATCCTTTTGTGCTATTTCCTTCCTTAATGAAAATACCTTTACATAACCCTGTTAAGATATCCCCTAACACAATCCAGACAAACACCTGAATAAAACCGTTAGAAATCATATTCTTGAATTCTAGTATCAACGCTTGATTATCAATAATCACCATATTTTCCACCTTCCAATAATAAAAACCGCTTAGCTTTTTTCTAAACAGCTATATTTGTATTATTCATTAATTATGTTAACGATCCATCAGGTAATCTGTTAAGAATTGAAACAGTACCGCCATTTAAAGAGCCTTCTTTTGGAAAAGGATCTTTAGTCAGCCAAGAACCTTGTACATAAGTATTTCCATTGTGCGAACTACCAAACCGGATATCTTGTGGTGATCCCTCTGCAATTGCCATGTAGTTTTTAGCTGCGGATTGTGCGAATGCCCATTGTGATACTGACAAGCTATTATTAAAATACGTATTTGAGATTAAATCGCCAAGCGTTCTAAAACCCATTGGCAAATCATAGATAACTGGCATATCATTACCAAATTTAGTATAATCCTTAACATTTATACGCATATTGAAAAATACCGTATTTCCTACTCTAAAGATGTCTACTTTACTTTCCGTTGCATTGATTGCATCTTTTGCTGCTTGAACTTTATTAGACAAATCCAAAGAAGTTCGTAAATAGCGATAAACTTTGTTTGTTGCTAGTATATCTTCAGTTGATGCAATATCCACTCCTGATATTTTTGGGTTTTTTTTAAAATTCTTTACCCCGTCTATTTCTTGATTATTTGATAAATTCACAACATTCGGTGCAAATGCGACTTCTTTCCAGTCTGTCCATGTTGAAGGGATTCCACCAAATTGGCGAATGACCATTGTTCTCTCTGTTTGAAATAATTGTCTGACTCCACCTGAATCTTTATTAACAATCAAGCTTCCAGAGTTTGGTAATGGCTTATTTTCTACCCCTGTAGCTGAAATCGAATAAATACCTGGCTCCACAGCATCATTTAAATCTGATATTTTAGAATTTTTCCTTACAAATAAACCATTTTCTGCTTCAGTTTGTTCAATAAATAGATTCTCTGATTCTTTTTTTGTATACGAACTGCCCAATGCTGCGAATTTTTTATTAGATTCTTCTTTAGTATAAGCTCCTACTTGTTCAGAAGTTACCTTATGAGGATTATCAAACTGCTTAATATGACTATCAATGTTTTCATGTGAGATTGCGATTCCATCTTCTACATGATTCATGCGTTCAGATGTTACAACTGCACCTAACGCTTTATTTTCTTCTTCTGTCTTTAGTTCATCATATGTTTGCCAATGCTGTTTTTCATAAGACATAAAAACACTCCTTAATCATTACTGTCTTTATTAGATAGAACTGCTTTTAAAGCTGCATTTTCATATTCTAACTCTGTTATTTTTTTTAATAATTGATCAATTACTTGTTCTGACGAAATTTCCATTTCTTTTATAGGCATCATATATTCTCCTTTTCCACTATTGAGGTTGGTTCAGTCTAACATCTTCATAATTTTTTCTATATGCAATAATATTCCAAGAAAAAGGTATTTCTGGCTTGTCACTTTTTACAATAAAATAGGTACTCTTTATTTCTTCTACCCAAATTGAACCTTCTCCGTAAGGACTTAACATCACATGGTAGTTTTCATTGTTAGTAAAAATTGTTTCTAAGAAAATAGATTCTATTTCAATTTTTACTTGGCCATCTGATCCAGTTACTGATTTTCCATAATCTGCAAAATAATATTCTGGAGTTTCATAAGCATTTAATAAACGCTGTCCATAGTTTTCTGTATCAACAAGAGAATTTTTAGAGCCAGTAACACTAAGATTTCCTGTGACGCTTGTAGAAGTAGCGGATATACTAATCCTTCCTCCAGATGATCCTAATACTTTAGTATCATTATTCCCTATACTAAAACCACTGCTACTTACATTTAAATTAGGGCTCTTACTGGCTGTAGAAGAGTAACCAAAGCTCCCAGGTGCAAAATTCAAACTATGACCACTACCAACAACATAAAAATTATCTAAATTAGCTGTTCCTGACATGTTATTAGTGGCGCCAAAAAATGACAAAAATGCTTTATTAAGCTTTTTATTAAATATCGTAAAAGATCCTTCATCTGAAACTTCTAACCTAACATTTCCTTCTTTTTGATTTATGAGAGTAGTATAGAATTTGAAAATTTCTTTTTGATCACTATTTCTTTTCCAAGTAATTGACCCATTATCTTCTATCATCGTGAAATCTTGTCCTATTGACGTTATTGTAGCACTCTTTATTCTTACTCCTTCAATATTAATTGCAGTCAAAGTACCCGTACTAATTGCGCTAGCATCAAGATTAACTACTCTTATTTTACCAGCATCTAAAGTTCCTACTTTTATTGTTCCAGCATCTACAGAACCTATCATCCCGTGAGTAATAATCGCATCATCAATTTTTGTTTGATCTGTTAACCAAATTTTTGCACCTGTAATTTTAAGCCATTCTTTTCCATCCATTTCTTGACTTAAATTAATTGTTTTCACGATTTCGTCGGAAGGGGTAGAATTTTCAATTTTCTCCTTAATATCTTCATCTAAAGCAGTTGATGTTTGCATTACCCATTTTCCATCTCTATATATCCAAATTTCAGTATCTGGACCATTAGGTTTAAACCACAGGTCCCCTTCTTTCGGATTTTTAGGTTCGTCTGTCCCATCATATACATTATTTTTACCAGCAGCATCAACTCTAGAATATAAATCATCTAGTTGTTGTTGAATAGGTCCTTTGAATTGAGTTGTTTGTGATGAAATAGCTTTAGTGTCGGCTGAACTCGTTCCTTTTAAGCCACCTCTATATTCTAAAGAATAGCTTAGATTAGGACTTTTGAATTTGTTACCTTCTCTATCTGTAAAAGTAATCCAATCTCCAACTTCCAATGCTGGATTACCTCGCCAAGATAAATTGTATGGGTAAAAGTTTAAATTCCTTAATTTCACATACATATCATCTAATAATGTTTGTGTCATAGAATTATTAGATAACTTTATCTGAGCTCCTTTATCGGAACCAGCTTTAAGTAATATAGTTTCACTACTACCTTCTTCATCAGATCTTACTTCACAAGAAATACCGCCAAGCTTGTACATTAATTCGTTCTTTTTTAGGCCTTTCATAAAGTATTCACTTGGCGTTATTTGAAAGCGTGGATCTGTCAGATTTCTTATAGTTAAAAGTCCATCTCTATTAAAATGAGCGTATCCGCATTCAAATTGTGCTATCATTCCAATTGCTTGTCTATAAGTACAGTTTTTAGGAGTTTTTATTCTAACCGTGCTTAATCCATTAAATGACGATAAATCAACTTTAATACCAGCTTTATTAGCAATATCAATTGCAATATTTCTTATTGTTTCCATTTCAGGTAATTCTGACTTGTACATTCCTTCCATATAAACGAAACTGTCTAAAGCTTTAATTGTAGTCTTTTTCTCATTTCTATCAGGATCTGATTCTGTAATATAGAAAGTTCCCATATTAACATATTCATATTCAGTTGGCTTATATCCAACTAATTTAGCTGAACCTATCTTAGCAGAGCCTACTTTTGCCGGTTTAACTGAACTGATATCACTTTCTGCATCATGAATTACAACACCTAATTCAATTACGATTTCGTCCATCTCTTCAAAATCTGTAATTACTGAACAAAATTCTATTTCTAAAGAGTTAGAATACGTAGAGCCAATTTGTAGGCTGTCTCCGACCATTGCACCATAGTCAAGTTTTAAATAATTAACATCATTACCAGTGTATACTTTATTTTTTGCAGTTATACGAGTGACGATATTTCTATCCATGCTTTTTATTTTTTCTAAAAATCTTTCTGAAACTTTTAACATGTATACTCCTTTCTGCCTACTGTTCAATAAAGTTCATTTCTAATCCTTCCCACTTCAATTCTTCAAATTTACCATTCCATGAATAAGAAGGAGCTGTTCTATCACCTACATAAAATGTTTTAACTCTTTGCCTTCCAATCAAGGGGTCTGGGTATTCAACTTGAAAGAAACTACTTTTTACAGCTTGCAAAATGGAAGAGACCTCTGAATCACTCAGAGGCCCCCACTTCATTGTTAATTTAATTTTCTCTGCAATTACATCTCGTACCATTTCTCCGTTAGCATTTCTGCCGCTAGAATCAGCATCAATTGCTTGTATCCCTACTGAATATTCTTTAGGATATCGAACAGTCTGTCCATTTATTTTTAACATTCCAGACATAGTTTCACCTCTATATTTCAAGTGCATTATAACCAATTTTCCGATTATACTCATTAATTTTAGATATAGCAATTCGAGCAAATTCTTCTCCGCCTATGTTTATAATTATATCACCATCCCGATTTTGTGAAGCTGATGCACCAAGAGAACCCACTAGGGACATAATTGCATTAACCAAAGAATTCTCTAGTTTAGAAATACCATAACTATTTACATTATTTGGAGAGGAATTGTTAAAATCAGCATTATTTATTGTACTTTGTGACGAATATAATTGGTCAGGCATACGCAGATTTTTAAAGTCTTTAAATTGATTATCTGGATTAAAAGGATTTGCGCCAGCTGGAACAACCATTTCTCCTTTATGAATCATTGCTAATTGATCCTCAGGTACCCAAGGTGTTCCTTTAGCATAGCCATGTCCATGACCAATAACTTGAAGCATTCCTGTAACTCCGTATCTGTTTTTTGCATAGTTTATTGCTGCCAATGAATTGTCAAATCCATTAAAAATATTTCCATGACCTGGGAATTTATATGCATTGAATGTAGCAGATATTGTTTGTAGTAGCCCTTTTGCAAGGTCTCCTGAAATAGTGTTTACATCAACATACCCACCTTGTACTGCTTTTTCATTTCCTCCAGATTCAGATTGCACTTGCCTTAACCAAGCACCAGTATATGTTTCATTAGAAGGTAATCCATTCATACTTAAAGCCTTTTTAATAACAGGCCTCCATCTTTCAACTCCAGTACCTTTTGGGGATTCGCTACCCTCATCAAAGAATTTTTTAACAAAACCGATTGCGCCTTCAGTCATCTTTGATATTCCACCTTTAGCAATTGACAGTGCGGGTTCAAATACTCCAGATAAATCAGTAAATTTTGATACAGCAGCATCTAATACTTTTTTAGGATTGGTTGCATAGTCCCAAATATTCGAAGCTAAATCTTGAAGATTATCCAGCCACCCACTAGTTCCTTTAGCATAATTTGGTATTTGATTTCCTGGTATAACCTGAGAACCTTTAGGTAAGTTAACTAACAAATTTCTTTGTTTAGGGAATAAACCAGCTCTTCCGTCAGGCAGCATAAACATTTCTTGATAACGGCTGCCAGCAGCATCATTAACCATTGCATACCCTCCTGGATGTCCATTGGTACCTTTTGCATACCTTGGAACTTCCCAAGCAGTTAAACGATTACTTGATCCTACTGCTCCTAGTACCCAGTTAATACCATTGATGACTCCGTTTACAGCGCCCCCAATAACACTAACAATTCCATTACCAATCGCTGCTGCTCCTCTTTTCACAGCATTTACACCTCTGCTTAATCCTGAGCCTATTTTTTCACCCATTCCAGATGCCCAAGAAGCTACACTATCAAATGCATTTTTTGCATTTGATTTGATTGTGCTCGAATAACTTCCCATTTTTTCTTTCATATTCGACCATGCACTAACAGCATTATTTTTTGCTGTATTTGCTTTATCAGATACTGTACTTTTTACATTTTCCCAAGTATCAGATGTTCCTCTTTTTATTTCACTCCATTTATCTGAAACATTAGTTTTAATTGTAGATACTTTATCACTAACTGATTTTTTTGTATCTTCCCATTTTTCAGAGCTCCATTTTTTTACACTATCCCAAGCTTCAGATGTAGAACTTTTAATTCCATTCCACTTTTCATTAATCCATTTACCTAATTGTCCTGCTTTTTCTTTTACTGTATCCCAGTTTTTCCAAAGTAACACTCCTGCTGCAATAGCCGCTCCTATCGCTACTGTTATAGGTCCTCCTAAAATACCAACTACTGTACCAATCGCTGTTCCTACTGCAGAAAGCACTCCACTAAGGCCACCAATACTCGAAAGAAAAGTGAAGATTCCAGATAGAACTTCAACAACTTTCACAGCAGCTCCTATTACTTTAATCGCTCCTACAAATGTACCAAAAGCTATAACGAAATTTGAAAAACCTTCTGCGTGTTCTGAAAGCCATTGACCAATTGTAGACAACACGTCACCAAGTGATTTCAATACATCAACTACTATACCCCCTGTCCATTCGGCTAGGGGTTTTAATACATTGTTCCAAAAATAATCAAAAGCTGGCTTAAATGCGTCAATGACGCCACTAAGTAAATCAATAACTCCTTTTAACGTATCTAAAAATGCTGGTATTAAATCTTGAATAGTATAGCTTGCTAAAGGTAATAAGACGTTTTTATAGAACCATTCTACCCCTTCTCCGACCTTGTCAGCTAATGGACGAATGCTTTTCAGTAAATTTTTAACACTACTTAATAACGGCGTAAAATCAAGAGTTTTAGCCCAATCAGCAGTCGCTTTAGTGATACCATTTATGTGACTTAGAATATCATCAATAATTCCAAGAATTATTGAAAAGATTTCTCTTCCAGTATTATTAGATTCCCATGCTTTCTTTAATTGATCAGCAATATTACCTATTGTCTTGAAAATATTCGTATAGATTTCTAATATATTAGCAGCAATTGATTCGCCAGTACCGTCATTCCACGCATCTCTAAAAGCGGTAGCAACACTATGCAAAAGTTCTAAGATAGAGTTCCACATATCAAATATAGATTGTATAAGGGCCGTTCCTCTACCATCGTCTTCCCATGCTCTTCTAAATGCACCTGCTATGTCACCAATAATATTTAATACATCTGCTAATAATATTAGAAGATTTTCAATAAATCGCTGACCTGTCCCGTTAGTCCATACTTCCATAAATGACTTGCCTATAGCTTTTGCCAATCCTATTACTTCTTTTAAAGCATAGTTCCAAGCATCTATTACTTTTTTACCTTGATTATTCCAAGCATCTTGAAATGGTTTGAAAAAATCTTTAAGCAGATTTTTAAAGTTTTTCATCCACGCTGGCGGCTGGTAATCCCCTGTTGCTGCACCAAAATCAGTAGACGGTTTGTTAGGTTTATCTAATGAACTACCATCCTCTTTGTCATTATTTAGACTCAATTTATTGATTTCGTCAAACCCCATCAATACTCGTTCTAATTTTTTCACTTTTTCCTTAGTTTTTTCTGCAGCATCTCCAGTATCTTCCAATGCTTGAATATCATCATAAAGTCCACTAGCTCCTGTCTTTGCTGCTTGATAAGTAGTTCCAAAAATAGATGCTATAAAAGCTGCAAATTGGCCTGTTAACGTTGCAAGTGCATTCATTAACGTATTAACTGCTGGTAAAATCGCTGTGTAAATGGGATAAAAAGCAGTCATAAGATTAACTTTGATTTGATTTAAAGAATTAGAAAATTGTTCATTGGTCCTAAAAGCTGCAAACAAATTTTTGGCTAATCCAGATATTGCTCTTCCAATTAATTGATAAACAATTAATGATGGTAACAATCCACGCATCGACTGACCTAGCTGTCCAGTTCGCCGAGACATTCCTTGTGTTCCTCGATTAACTTTATTACTAGTTAAAGAAAATATGCTACCGAATTTACTTACAAAACCTAGACTATCTTTAAAACCATTGCCTAATCCTCTTGATCCATGAGAAAGAGCATTCTGCATACGATTAAATACTCCACCATATCTTGAAACTGCACGCTCTGATTGTTTCATTCCGGCTCCTGTTTTAGTAGCTCCATCTACAGCATCCCCTGTACGAATTGACGAAGATCCCAACGCCGTATTAATTCGTGCTAAAGCTTTTCTCAATGAATTAGCTCTATCTTCTGTTTTAGCATATTCTTTTTGCAATCTATCATTGTCATTAATTAATTTATTCATTTTGACTGATTGCTTTTGAATAGCTTCTGCCGTTTTGTCTGATGCAGGAGTATCTTTAAACTCTTTAAAACCATTTTGAAAAGTACCTTTCGGAATTCTTTGGTCTTCATACGTACTTTTTAATCCTTTTATTTTCTTTCTCATAGCTTCTATTTGAATTTCGTTCAATGCCATTTTTTTCACAATGTTATCTAAAGAACTTGGCACCGAGTCAAATTCAGATTTTATCCCTTTGGCTAATCCCTTTGCTTGATCATGAAATTTAGTCATATTTGCTTGCGCTCTTGCGATTTGTTCATCGTATTTAATTGTTTTTCCCGTATCACCTTTTGCAGATGCATCTTGTCTTTGTGATTTTAAATACGCAACCTTCTCTTGTGCTGCTTTTGCTTGACCCATTTTTGCATTAATTTCATTGACCAGAGCGTCAACCTCTTTAGAAACTTTTGGTCTTGCTTTCCTTATACCTGATGCAAAGTTATTTCCAATATTACTTGATGCGTCTTTGGTATTTTTAGAAATAGTATTAGTCATACGCTCAACATTTTTAGACAATTCATCCAATTGCTTACTAAACGCTTGTACACCTTTATCTATATTTAGATTTTTTTCAGTTTTATCCATGCTATCTTTTGAAGTACCTTCAATTTTCTTTAACATAGAATCAAACTTAGGCCAAACTTTCTCCATAGCTGCATCGATTCTTGATAAGTTAACATCTAGCAGAACTTCTAATGTTTCAAGTTCTATCGCCATATTTTTCACCTACCTTTCTTCAATCATCTTTCGTTTCCTAGTTTCTTTAATAGCCTTGGCATTTTTCATTAAAATATCCTGATCTCTATACATTGAGTCTTCTTGGGTGTTATATTCTTCTATTCCTTGATTAACCACTTGTTCAACGTCTTTCAAAAAAGGATATACTTCTTCAAACTTAGGGAATTTTTTTGGATCATTAAAAGCATAAACTGCTAATTTTTGTTGAGAGTAATCGAACATTGCTTTTTCTCTCAGCTCGTTTTCTTTACACTTTTTGTTGGCTTGAATCTGTACCATAAGCTCATCAAAAGTCATAAGCCAATATTCTGAAGCTGGGATGCCTGCTTCTACAGCTTGTGGATACATAGCCTCTAGAAGCTCACTTAAAGTGCTGTATGTTACAGCATGCTTTCCTCCTCGGTTACTTCCTGATCCAGAGATTCCCCATTTGTCTCTTCTTTCTCCGTTTTTTTCTTTCCGAAAAAACCAGATTCATCTAAGAAATCATTAATTTCTGCAAATAAATCCATTGTAGTTTTGCCTGAATCAATATATTTTTCGAATGCATCAACCATAACCTTATCTGTTACACCACTCGTCTTATTTGCTCCTTGCAAAATGATGAGTAAACTATTTGCAGGTGGTAATTTAAGTTCCCCTTGTTTTTTTACAAATAATCCCATGATACCTTCATCTAATCGCTTTTCAATGTTAAGAATAGATTTCCCATCTAATCGCAATTGAAGTGTTAAGTCACCAAATTCAAACTCTTTTGTTAAAGGCATAGCTACTAAATTATTTTTTGACATTTACATTTCCTCCTAAATAAAAGAGCAGAGAGTTTCTCTGCTCTTTAAATTGTTGTTTATTTTGTTGTTGGAGCAGTGACAGGTGTAAAATCTGGTCCTTTGGATACTACTACAACTAAATTAAAACCAATAGCTTGATTGACTTCTGCTCCATCAAATTTATAATCTGGTTCTCCTGAAAAAGTTGCTGTTAATCCATCAGGATAGGTAATCGTGAAATCAAATGATTTGCCAGATTTTACCATAGTATGAATATCATTGAAGTTTGTTCCTTGATAAACGATAGCAAATTCTAAGCTTTCACTATCTTGTAATCCTTTAATATATGCTTTTTTTTCTGAACCCAAGTGAGTCACTTCTACTTTTTCAGGGTCTGTTCCTAATGCTGGAATGGATTTTACTGCTGCGATATCTTTTGAAGTTGCCCCATCTTTGTATGACAACTTAGTGCCTTTTGATAATAGCCCTTCAAATGCTGGTTCTCCAGCAAATAGTTGTAAATCTAATTTTTTCATTGTCGCTACCTCCAAATTTTCATTTTTTATAAACATATTTTGTTACATTGTCAACTACACCAGTTAGTTCAATGATAACTCGATGCATATCAGCTGTGTTTGCATCTTTACTAGTACCTGTAAATCCTATAGAATTAAACTTCTCTATAACTAATGACGTCAATGCAGTCAAACTAGTATTTCCATATAACTCAATAGTAATCATCCAAGTTGTCTGTAACTCTTTTTTTTGCGAATCGATTTCTTTTGGTTGTGAGCTAGTTCTATATATCGCGGAAGGGAATGAGGTCCAGTTACTTGGGTAATCAGTTGCAACTTTCTTAATCTCTTTAACTTGTGTAAGTAATTGATAAACAATAGGTTTCAAGTCAATCTTATTCATAATTCCCTCAGCCTTTCTTTAACATGCTTTATATATATTTCTGAAGCTTGTTCAATCATTTCTTGAAGTGACGGATACAAGAACGGTCTCGAGGGCTGACCTTTAGTTATGAAAAAATCTTGGCCTTGAATCGTAATTTTTGGAATACCATACATAGTTTCTAAGTCTATTGCTACTTTTTCAGCCGGGATAAACCAAGGTTTCTGCGAATAAACAGGCATTATTCCAGTCGGAATGTCTTTAGAACTTGCTTCTCCTATTTGCCCAGTACCAAACTCTCTGTAAATTGCTTGTTCTTTATCTGACCAGACACGGCCGACAAGATGACCACTCGCATCAACTACAACCTCATTTTTTAAACTTCCTGACAGTTCACCACTTCCGTATTTAATGCTGGAAGCCAAGCGTAGTTCTGCAGCTCCCTGAATCAATTCTGTAAGTTCAAAAGTCGCATCCCATGCTGCATCAGATATTAACTCTGTCGCTTTCTTGGTTTTACGTTTAAGGCGGTCTAAGCCTCTAATCTCAACACCCATTACACTCCTCTTTTCTTTAATGTGATATTTAAATGAGAAGAGAAAGGCTGAATTGATTCAATCTCATAATCTGGATCATTTTCTGGTTTAACATATAAACAAATGCCATCTTTTTCATTTCTATTTGGCTTTAACAAATCTCCTTGATATTTACAGAGTTTGATATAAGGTAAATGTTGACCATAAATTGTAGCTGCTACTTGTCCACCCGCAGACTGAATATTCATGTGTAGTTCATTGAATTCACTTGAATAGGTAACAACGTCATTTCCTTCATCATCTTTTTCAAGATGACGTTTTTTCAAGTAGGCAACAACCAAATTACGTTTTCTTAGGCGCATAGTATTTCACAACCTTTCCTATGCGATAGTTATTCAATCCAGATTTTAGCTTTTCAGGAATATCTGTAATAAAACTTTGAGAGACACCACCCTCTGAGCGTGAAGTCTCTCCCTCGTTCCCTTCTTGATTCCAAGTGATTATTACTAGTTGACGAGCGTAATAGTATAGCTTGTCTATCATTTTTTCTCTATTGGTATAATCAAGAACTAAAACAATAGCATCCTCTAACATTCCTTTGATTTTTTCAGATTCAGTCTCATCAATTCCAAGTCGAACAACAAGTGCTTTTGTGTGCTTGATTACTTCTTCTTTATCCATAAAGATTACCCCTTTATTCGCCCGTTCCTCCACCAGGAATAACAGTTTTAGGAACCCAAAGTTTATGCTTAAATTGAACGATACGAACATTTTTAGACTCATAAACACGTTCCCAGTTTCCTCCTGTAGCTAATTCTGCATTCGTAGGTGATGAACCTGTAACAGTTTTATTTGTAAATTTCACTCCGCGTGGATGCAATAAGAAGTGTTGACGGTTAACTAAAATATCATCTCCAGCCAATGCATCCCGGTCTGTTTCTGTAGGAACAGGAGCTGCCCCATTACCTAAACCAATAGCACCTTGCCCGAAAATATAGGATGTAAAAACATCTCCAGATACTGGCATTCCGTCATCAACAATTACACGTTTTCCCATGTAAGTAGGAATCTTCGTGTTGTTAGAATCTAATAAGAATTCAATCAAGTTTTGCTTACGTAAGTTCGCATAAACAGATGAATGGACTGCGATCGCAGTTAGTTTTTCTTCGGCATCACCTAGTTTATAAGATGCATCTAAGAATGTTTCGCCAGTAAACGCTGAATCATTACCAGTTTCGGCTGAAATATCCAAACTGTTTTCATTCATCTTAGTAGAAGCTGCTCCAAACACACCTTTTAAGACGCTTAACAAAGTAGCTTGTTGACGACGTGCCCAATAAGCAGCGACCAAATCACCGATCGCACGCATAGGATCATCCCCAGATAGAGCCTTAGATAAATCATTTACTTTCCATGCTTTACCTCGCATTAAAAGAGCAGCGACATCTTGACTAGCAGTAATTTTATCTGTTTCTAAAGAATCTGTATCAGATAACACTTCATCTTCACCAGTTAAATCTTGCCAAAAAGGCATGTTAATCAGCTTACCACCAGCAGTTGCTAACGCATCTAGTTCTGGGTCTTTCACAACAATACCTGATTGATACAATGCTGATAATTCAGCTGTACGTTCAATAACATAACTATTGAATACCTCAGGTACAATGACATCTTCGATCTTCGTTTTCGCTGCAAATATTTGCAAATTCATTTTAATTAAACTTTTTTCCATTTTTTCTCCTACTTTCTATTTATTAACTAATGCTTGTAAAGCTTTAGCTTTTTCTGGGTCTTCTCGTAGCAATCTTCCTTGTTCTGTAAGGTTTAAAGTTTCAGGCGCAAAAGGGTTTGTGTCAGGAATAGATGCATTCGATCCTAGCGGTGAATCAACCGAACTCAACAGTGCCTGGTCAACAGCAATTTTTAACGCTTCGTCCCAAGCCTTTTTAAACGTTTTGACATCTTCTAAAATTTCTTCTGCTGTATCACCTTTAATACGCAACGCTAATTCTTTGCTAATTCCGATTGACTGCAACTGGTTACCTTTTTCTACAAATAATTGTTCCTGTCTAAATGCTTCTTTTTCCTTTTCGAAATCTGACTTCTCTTTGTTGAGTAATTCTTTTTGTCGTTCTTCCTCACTAAGTTTTGCTAAACGAGCAGCTTCATTTTTTTCTTCTTCGAGCTCTTTCTGCCAACGTGACTTTTTGCTTTTGACAATAGAATCAACTTCTTTGTCATCTTTAAAACCAAATTTTTCTTTAATTGCTGAAATTTCTTCATCGCTCAACTCATCTACATTCAACTTTTTGGATGTTTCAGAACCGTCTGGAATATCTGTTTCATCTTTTTCAGCAAAGAATTGTAGATTTAATAGCAACAGTTTTTTTTGTTCCATAGTTAGTACTCCTTCCATATCTTTTAAAGTGGATAAATGCTTGCACTTCCGGAGCTTTTAACGTCATCACGCTTGGACATAATAAAAAGCCCAGCAGTTGCTAAGCTTTCGTTTCTAACAGTTTATAATCTGAGGTTCAATTCTCTAAAATCCAAATAAATCACAACCCTAATATTTTTTTCTTTTGCAAGGCTATCTTTTCTTCTGGATACTTTTCTTTAAGCTTATCCATCCATTCATTATAAGTAGTTGCACCTCTGATAGGCATTGTATCGCCACTGATCGGATCTATAGCTTCCCTAGGAAGGTTCAATATTCGTTTACTATAGATAATGGCAATTGTTCTACACCAAGGATGGAATGGAGGATATGTTCCGTTAGCCCCATTAACAACCGCTTTGGAAACTAAATAGACTTTATGATCTTTATTTTTACAGATTTTAGAAGTTTTCAAATCTAAAACTGCGACAAGCATATAGTATTTTATGCCTCTATTTTGCCATGCTTTAAGTTTCGCTTGATTTGACATATAATTCGCTTCTGTACGAATCAAACGCCTTGCAACACCAATTGATCGGTCAAACTCTCTAGCTATTGTCTTAGCCATTTCAAACTCTGACATTCCTGTCATTGACTCAACTGTGAACAACGCTTCTAGCCTTGTTGCTAAAGCTTCAGTATCACTCCACAAGCGTTTAGAATAATTTGATCCATGCCAATGACTATCAAGGATGTTCTTTGTGTATCTAGTCGATAACTCTTTAAACTGATAATCTTTTTTATTCCATACTTCAATTACAAGGCCGTTCTTAGCATTTTCTTTAGCTTGTCGAATAACTGATTCAGCAGTTGCTTCACGATAGGATTCATGAATAACATCGATATAGAACTCTGTTTGCTTTTCTAGTTGTACATTAGCAATTTGTTTAGAAACTAAAAAAGACTTGGCTTTTAAGTCCTCAGCTTTAGTTATTCGTTTTTTAAATGCTAAACTGGTTAACTTTTTCTTGGCTTCCTTTTGTAGAGTAGTATTACTTATTTGTTCAGACAAGACCTTTAACTTTACAAGTTCCGAAGGGGATACAGTTTCGTTCAGCAATCTCCTTGCTTCTTTTTCATCTAACCCTGTACGCTTTTTTGACCTATCAAAGAGCTTTCGGGTTTGTTTAGTCAAGTAGTATTGTGCTTGACGATAGGCTATTATTAATTTATCCTCTAGCGCTTTTGCCCCATCATTAATTCTTTTTTCCGCTTTAATATTTCGTAATTGCCAGTATGTTTGTTCGTCCTGTTTCTTTTTTTTAGCCATTTAATTAGCTCCTGATTTTTCATCACGATTAACTATTTCTATATGATTTGGATATTCTTTTGCTATTTCGCATAAGTTTTCATAAAGAACAGTCACTATATACTGAGAATCTTTGATAATACCTAACTGAATAGATCCATCAACATCAATCGTAGCGGCATGTTGCTTTATCAATACATTAGTCACAGCTATATATAGAGCTGATACACCAGCACAAATAATATCTTGTCCTTTTGGGGCAAAGTTTGCATGTCCTGAAATGGAATAACTTACATACTGATTATTTTCCTTTTTAAATATTGCTGTAATCATCGTAGTTATCCTCCTCAGAATCTTTATCTAAATCGCTATGGCTATCTTTAGCTTGTACACCTAACGCTTTCTGATTGAGCTCAATAGCTTTCTCTTTTTCAGTATTAAGCTGTTTTAGAACCTCATCAACATCGTCTATATCAGGCAACCATCCCAAAAGAACTTTAAGGGGCAAGATGCCAGCTTGATAAGCGCTGACGATTTGATTTATAATATCGCTAGTATTGACAGGTAAATTAGGCTTAAGCTTGATTTTTGTTCCTTGAGCATCAATAGAATTATCTTTAACTTTTAGAATGGTTTCAAATAGTTCCATTCGTTTCCTCAAACCTTTAATCATGTATCTTGATTTAACAGACATGAGTTGTAGCAAGCCAAACAATTTGTATTTCATCGCTTCTCCACTAACATTACCTGAAAACTTTTCATCATTCATATCTGGCACATACGTAATCTTATGGATATCATCCAGAATCGCTGATCTTAAAAGATTCACGCCGTCTTCATTTAATTCTTTAGTAAGATAGCCAGCATCTACTTCACTTGGCAACGCACCTGTTTGAAGCATTTTTTCTTTTGCTAACTTTTCACCATCTCCATCTTCCAACATAAACCCTCTTATGAATAAAATTGCGTCAACAAAAGCTTCTTTATCATTTAATCGATCAGATTGCAGTAGATTGTAAGCGTCAATTAATGATATAGCTTGTTCAAAGTCTCCTTGCTTCTCTTCGTTGTTTCGGTATTCAATCACCGGAACTGCTTTAAAATAATGTGGTTTAGCATTTATAAACAAGTACTCACCAGATCCTCTTGATTTAGCATGATAGGTTATCACTCTGTTGTCGTTATAGTACTTAATTACATAATGATCTATCCCCCCTTGAAGTGTTAACACTGGCTGATAATGAACTGCAAATAAAGGGTTCTTGTCTACTGTATCGTCTGTCACTAAAAAGATACCTCTTGGATCAATACATTTGATTTCTAATTGTGTGGCATCATTATCCTTAGTCTTTTTCAAATACACAAGCTCATATCCAACGCCAAATGTAGACAAATCTTTCTCTAGTTCAGTATCATGAGAGACTATATCTACCCGATCGTAAGCTTCTAAAATAGGACCAATATTTTTATCTGACTCTGCAACATATGAAATTGGATTACCTACCATAAAGCCTACATTCATATCAACAACATATTTTGCATGATTGATCAGAACTTTATTATTAGGTGCTCCTTCATTTTCTTTTGTTCGTTTTAAAATATCATGTTTACCATCATAATAATCTGATAGTTTTTGTAATCTTAATAATTCTTCCACATGTTTGTTGATACAAAAATTAAGAAGTTCAGCTGAAGGTTTATTCAAATCGCCAGCTATCTGTCTATTAACTACTATTGACACAATATCACCTCTCTTAAAATCCAAATTTAACTTTATTCGTAATGCTTACTTTTATATTTCTCATATCATCGCTAAATGCATATCGCGTAGCATCAATTGTGTGATTATCTTTATCTTCTAATCTTGGCTTAGGATTGCCATCTTTATCAGTTTGATAATCAATGTTTTCAAATTCATGTGCTATGTTTGGTGTTCTCAAAGGGTCTATACAAATGAAGTCTAGATCGTCAAGCCATCCTTCCCCATATTCAACTGAATCAGGTCCCTTTTTCACTCCATATAGTTTCTTTATGGAATGCTCATTAATAAGCTCAGCTATCGATTTTGGTTCAGCCGAATCTGCACCAATCCTATCAGCTTCATATCCTTTTGCTTTTACTTTTTTAGCTAATTCCCTATTACTAATTTTCACACCATATATCTCATCAATAGCATAGATACCATTTTTCTTTTTATCATAATGCCATCTAACAAATGCTAATGGATCAGTAGCATAACCGAAGTCAAGACCGTTTCTGATATTATCAAAGTTAGCTACCATCTCATCAGTAATACAACCTTTTATTACTCGTAAATTATCAAACGGAACAACTCCTGAACCAATAGCTTTGCCGTCATACTCCCACTCAGCACGTTTCGGATTCTTAGCTCTCGTGGCATTAACTTCTTCAATAAATGCTTGAGCTATAAATGGATTATCCTTATATGTTGAATGATGAACGAAAGTATTCTCAGGTTGGAAGCTAGATTCATATTTCTTATTAACCCATGATTGTCGTCGCTTAGGAGGATTGTACGAATAAAAGAATTTATAAAAAAGACCATCTGCTAATTCTCCACGTAGCAATGAGTTAGTTATGGTTTTTACATCATCTTCTGTTTTAAACTCGGCTAATTCCTCAATCCAAGCTATAGCAAATGGAAATCTTGAATCTTTTAATGACTTAATCCTTTCTGGATTCTGTGCACCACGAAAAACAATATAATTACCCCTAGGCTTATAGGTGATTTTCATAGGACTTTTATTTACTTTAAAATACTTAGACACACCTTGTTCTTCAATAGCCCACTTAATCTGCTCAAAAATAGATAACTCAATCGTATTATCAACATATCTAATGGCCACAGCATTTACAGGATATCTCATAATCAATTGAACGATTATGTGTGCTATGCCAGATGATTTACCTGACCCACGGCCACCTTTTTCAACAACATGTAATATATTTGAGTTTAATGCTACCTTCCAAGTAGTATGAAATGCTTTAGGAAGAAATTCAGATAATTTTTTACTCATATCCATCACCTGATATATCATCAATAAAAACTGGCATATCCATGTCTCCACTTGTAGCACCTAAACTAGCTTTAGCTTTTTCAGTTTGAACTTTCAACAGTTGTAATTTGGCATCATTTGCTAGCAAGGCATTCTGTTGCTTAACAGCCTTTGTTAACTGATTGCTAATTCTAGTCAACGCATCTTCAATCGCTAAGATGTCATCTAACTTTCTAAATGTCTTACGAGTTATTTGTACATCTTTCAAAACTTCTCTTTTGACAGTAACCATTTTCCCATCAATTGCCGATGGCTCTTTAACTTTCCGAAGCTGTTGCAAACGTTCAACTTCTTCATCATTTAAGCCAGCCTCTGCATTTTTTATGCGTTTAAGCATTCTATATTGGCGAATTTTCAGGATTCTTATTTCTTCATCCAAAATAAAAAAAGGATCATCATTCATATTAGAATAGATGTTCTTTTCTTCGTCAGATAACATATCGGCAAATATTGTTTCATATTCGCCAGTTTTAATAGCGTTCTTATTACCTTTAGGAGGAGAACCTCCTTTGTTCCCCTTAGCATTTTTATTACCTGGCGGCGCTCCACTTTTATTGGTAACGTTACTATTCGATTTAGTAACGTTACCTTTTAATTCTTCCGCCCATTTATCAACAGATTTCCATTTCCTGATTTGAGAATCAGAAACATTTAGTTCACTAGCTAATTCTTTAAGAACCTTTTTCCCACCTGAATCTAGCCATATTTTTTTAGCTTCATCACGACGAGGGTCTCTTTTTCTAGCCATCCATTAACACCACCTCACTTTTCGCTTCAATAGTTGAGTTTGTTTTCGTAAATCAAATATACTTCTCTACATTCTCTTGTACATGTTTGTCACTCCAACACCCATGACCGCAATATACCAACTTGCAATAGTCAATTTCTTGTGGTGTAGCTTCTCGTGTCATCTCAATGATGGAATATTCTTTCTTAATCTGCACCGACATTACTACCCGTTTATGTTGGTTTTTCATGGGTTTCGGATAATGGTGGTTCAGGGATATGTACCAATAATTATCCATCCTTCATTCCCTCCAAACAAAAAAAGCAGCCATCAAGGCAATCTCTTTTATTCATCATTCTTATTTGTTATAATTTTATTAGGTAGCAACTCCTTTTATTTTTAAATCAACACCTTATGTAATTCATGATTCCATGAAAAGACACACAATTAGCTACCTAACCGCTAGTATGTCACCACTAGCGGTTTTTATATGCATCAGACAAGACAATTAATGAATGATTTGCTATAATTTATTTACGGGTAGCGACATACCTTAGAAAATTTCTTGCACATGAAATTCCTCATATCGTACTAGCTACCTAACCACCCATGATTAATTTCACTGGTGGTTTTTTTGTTGTTCAGTAAACATAGTTACTAACTCATCATCTGAAGCTCGATTGCAATTAATGTAAAAAAAACAAACACATAAATGTTTTACAATTTTTTTAATATTTGTTAGAATTTTTACAGGCAGGAATTCCTTCTTGATGAATTTAGATTTTGCGATTTAAAATTCTATCAACAAGTCTTACTATAACTGCCTATCCGCTAATTTTCCGATATTAGCGGTTTTTTACATACTAAAAGAGACATTCTTAATTAATTTTATGTACTAAATATGTCATTTCTTACATAAATTGGATAATGTCTATCACTATTAATTTGCTATAATGCTTTTGGGTAGCAACTCCTTAAATGCTGAAACAGTTATTTACACCTAGAAAGCCCATCTTTTTGTAATATAGTCTGCTACCTATCCACTAGATTCCATAGTCTAGTGGTTTTTTTACGTATAAAAAAAGACTGCACGGTGAAAGTGCAGCCTTAGATAGGAGGGAAAATCTTAACCGTCATCTGATCGTAAAGGTAGTTATATTTGACTTATTGACGATTTTTTTATTTAAGTAGCTATGCTACCTATTGGCGTGACAGGATTCGAACCCGCATCTTATCTCACACGAAGTAAGTTGCATTACCACAATGCTACACGCCAAACCAGAAGGAGCTACCTTCTAGCAATTGCTAATAAATCAAATTAACCTTTACACACTCTCGTCAGAATGTTTTCCCATCAGGACGTAGCTTTCGCAGACTTTCACGGCTAAAATGATTATGTCACTGGCAAGGATTTGCACCTTGTATGGTCTATATTCCACCACAGTGACCAATCAATCAAACACCAGCAAAAACAATTGATTAAGTTTATCCTAAACGTACCTAGCTGCTACTCTATGAGTCTAGGAATTGCTCTCGTGCGTAAGCAGCTGCCGCAGAGATCTGGTTAATGTTCTTATCGTCATATGCTGGGATAGAGAAATATACCTAACCTCGACTAGTATGAATCAGGTAGTTACTACTGCATCCCTAGCAACTATTTGTGTCACTTGCAAACCTGTAGAAAAAAGAGGAGGTTATTCACCTCACTTCATTTTATTGAGAACGTAAGTCTGCAAGTGACCATCGAAAGTCAAATCAAACGGTGACTAAACCAGAAAGCGTTGTGTAATGTGTCCATTTCTTTGACTTTCGATATTACTATATTAGCACTCAAATTCGTATAAAAACCGCCAACTTTCCGCCAAAAAACCGCCAAAAATTATTTATATGCAATTATTTTGCCATTTCGATAAGCTTCAGCAAATTCAATCAAAGCTTCTGATTTCATTCTTTGAATACTTCTTTCAGAATAGCCGACTTCTCTGGCGATTTTGTAATTAGAGTAATGGTCCTGCACACAGAAACTGTAGTGAAGAATTTGACGACTTATTATGCTTAAGGACATCAAAGCCGTTAGGATTGCATCACGCTCTGCTTCGACATCGAGCATCTGGATCAACGCATCTTCTGCTTTGTTACCATGCTTTATACCTTTGGGCATGTCTGTAATTATTGGCGACCGAACATCTACTAAGGAACGACCAGCTATTCGGTCCAAACGTCTAAAATTTTTCAACACGGCTCTCGCATTGGCTCTAGTCTGACTGAAATCAACTTCTTTTAACAATTGAATCAAGTTAAATCGCTCCTTTTATGTTATAATATCAATGTGGTTGGTCGGAGCGATTCCGACTTTTTTTATTTTTTAGAATTTTGAGTGCGGTTTGCAATTGCCTTTTCTTGCAAGCGACGCTTTTTCTTTTTAATTTTTGATTTTTTCTTACCCATGTTGCACCTCCAGTGTAATTGGTCTGCCATACTTTAAAATTTTCCAAGAGCCAGCATCATGTGACATTGATTGGCCCATTTCATAGTGATGCTTATCAAATTCAGCTTCTTTTTTTGAAAGATATGGTTCTGAATACTCAACATAAACGCCATCGACTTGCCTTCCTAAGATATAAACTTCTGGATAACTCATACACTTGAACCTCCTAAATATAGCCCTAACCCCAAAATAAACGAGCATGAAAGGAAATAAACGAGGTCACTGCTTGTTATGTCATTGCTATACACGAAATAGCTCACGGCTGCTTTTGCTACAAGAATCATTATTGCAATGCCACTAACTTTATTTATTAATCTTTTCCAATTGCGTTTCATTTATTCACCATCTTTCCACAGCACGGACATACTTTCGTTTAGTATTGCTTCTGTTAGTCCCAATTCCTTGCTGTATCCAATTAAAGCAGCAGCTAACGTGAAGACAATTTCATTATCATCCATTCCTGTAGCATTTATACCGATTTCGTTTTCACCAGTTTTTGTTAATAAGAGTTGTTCCATTTATTTGACCTCCTCACTTAATCCCCAAAAAGGATTTACCTTGTAAAATTTCTCAACTTCTCGATTCAAAGATCGCACCATACTTTCTAAAACTGTTGCTCGTGTTCCTAATGTGACATTTTGCTTTTTCGCTTTTTTGACACTTGTAATGCCTAAATTGTGTTTTAATTCAGAAAAAATTAGTATTCCCTGATTGCTATATTTCCATTTTAAATCTGGATTAGCTTGAATCTTTTCCCATAATTCGTTAGTGACCACTAAATAGTTATAATCACCTAAAAACGTTTGTTTTGCAGAACTTTTTAAGTCTGCCAACGTTACTTTTATTTCATAACATCTAATAGTGTTGTCAGTAGAATAAGTCACAAAGTCGACTCTTTCCTTGCCAAACCAGCCAATGGTTACCTCAAAACAGCCGAATACTCCCATTTTGTTGGTATAGTGCCACAAGCATTTCTCAGCTTGTCTGGTTAAATCAGTTTTCATTAGTCACCTACTTCATTTAATTCCTAAGACGACATAACCATCTTGTTGGGCATAATCTGTAATGTACGTTATTTCTGCGACATGGACATCACCTGTATATTGTCCGTCTTGATATTCGTTTAAGCGTAAGATATCACCTTTTTGATAGTTACGGTCATTTTTACGGATTTCAAAACGTTTGTTACCTGAAACAACTGCTTCAAAGTATTCTGGTAAAATTTTAAACTCGTGAATGGTTGGCTCTTTCTCGACTTCGTAGCCATACCTCATAGCGTCGCACAACGTAAACTGTATATCTGCACTATTACTCAACCAATCATAAAATTTTCCGCTGTAATCCCATTTTTCAGCAACAAACCCATCTGAATCAGTTGCGTACTCAACGCTTAAAAAGAGATCAATTATATCAGTGGAATACTTATGTTTATCAAGCCATTCCGCAACAAACTTCGGAACAACAACTTTTATCGGTTCATCTAGTTGTTTTGTTAAATTAATTGCTCTTTCGTTGGCATAGTCAGCACCTTTCAAATAATCAAGGCTGTCTGTAGAAACTTCTATGCATTCTAATTCTTCAATCAATTCTTGTTTATTCATCGCTGTTCCTCCTAAAATTTCAGACTGTCGCCTATCATTTTATTTAATTCATAAAGGACCTCGTGTGGTAACACCGCTTGTACATTGACGCCAGTTTCATCACATTTAATATCTAACGTGTAATTAACACCCGTCTCCCCATTTTTACGATAGGCTTCTTTTTCAAGATAAACCTTGTATAAATGCCTACCATTGACAACAATATTCTTTTGTTGCACATTATTGCTGATGTTCTTGTCATACGTTACTTCATAACTCATTCCGCTTCCTCCTGTTCAATAGCCTACTGGCTAAATGCTTGGATAACTTGCGCTAATTCAACCTCATTTAAATCAGCATATGCATAAGCTATTTGCTTATACTTCATTTTTCCACCAGTAGTTGGCAAAAATCCCATGATTTCAATAACTTCACGTAATCCATTTAATTTGCATGATTCTTTCAACCAATCAAGCACAATCTGCTGATTTTCGTTTAGTTCTGGTTGATTACTTTCAGAAACTCGGTTATTCCAAAGGATTGATAATTTTTCAAAACAAACTTTATCGTGCTCTTTTTCATCCATATCATCCCACGGAACAGAAATTTCGATGCTTGCATTGCATTGTTTACACAATACATAGGCATCTGATAAAATACTAAACGCATTAAAACTAATGTTTTCTGAACCGCAAAACGGGCATGGTTTTATATGAATTTCACTCATTCTGTTCCCTCCTGATCTAAAAACCACTCAATGAACATCTGAATAACTTCTGCTTCCTCAACCCTTGATAAAGAGTAGAATGCTTCTTCCGTTTTAGGGTCTTCGTAGACCTCACCAATACGCTCAAGTGCCTCAAATAAAGAATCTTTTTTACAGTAGTCTACTTTCAACCAACCAAGTACTTGCTCCTGATTTTTATTAAGTTGTGGTTGTACACTTTCATCTGCCTCAAATGCTTCACTTTCCAATCTTTCCCAATCGCTACTATGCATCTCAATGAATTCAATATCTGATAACCAAACGGCTTTTTTACTCATTCTGCGACCTCCAATAGCTCTTTGTTATCCCATATATTTCCGAGGATTTCTAATGAACTAGTTCCGTCAAAAGTATTAGAAACATCAATAAAATCATAGTTTTCATCTGGTTCTATTCCATCGATAAAAAATTGATAACAGTCTCTTTTCACGATACCTAGGTAGCTATATTCTCCATCACGATGCTGAACAATATCCCCCTCAAAAATTTCAACGCCGTTCTTGTCTTTCAAGCCTGTTGATTGCATGAGGATTGCTTGTCTACCAACTTCAAATACATCACACCAGTCACTTACTGTAACATGTGATCCTTCAATGCCTAGGAAACTGTGTCCTCTCGTATCAAAAGCTAACACATCTTGCATTTCTAATTCTTCTTTTAACCATGCTCTAAACTTTGGAATCATCTTCTTCACTCACTTTCTTAATCCGCTCAATGGCAACATCAAAATATTCTTTTTCTTTCTCAAAACCAATGAACTGACGTCCTGTATTGATTGCTGCGACTGCAGTTGTACCTGAACCAATGCAATTATCAAGCACAACGTCACCTTCATTCGTATATGTCTGAATCAGATACTCAAACAATGCAACCGGCTTTGGTGTTGGATGTAATGCTAATTTTTGCTTATCCGTAGAGAATCTGATAACGCTTCTTGGATATCTTTCTGTAGAACCACCACCAGATATTCCAACTTTTGTCTTTCCATAATTGCTGCCATCATCTTGATATTTTGTATAGTTATTAACAGGCGTATGGCCTATCGTTTTCTGCGGATTATACGTTGGTAGTTTTTTATAAAAAACAAGTATGTTCTCATGAGCTTTCATAGGCATCTTTTTAGCATTTAGATGACCTGTAGCTGTAGTCTTCTCCCAAATCCATTCATACCTTAAATTTGCTATATTTGACATGCCCAATACTTTATCAAACGGCGTTTGTGCAGTTAAAACGATTGCTCCATTGTCTTTAATTATGCGGTTATATTGCTGCCAAAGTTTATCTAAAGGAATAATACTATCCCACTTATTTCTCGTTGTTCCATAGGGTAGATCGCATAAAATCATGTCAATGCTTTTATCTGATATTCGCCTCATTCCTTCTAAGCAATCTTCGTTATATATTTTGTTTAATTTCATCATTTCAAAGGAGTAAAGAATTCTTTACTGTGGCCACAAACTCCACTCCCTTCTGATTATTTGATTAATACATAAAATCCATTTTTCTTTGCAACGTCTCCTCGAATTCCCAAATGGCCTTCCAACTCCTCAAAGGTCCTTTTTGTAATTTTAGAAAGTTGCGTATCATAACCCAAATTTCTAAGTGTCACGTATTCATCTGGTGTTAATTGGTCTAAATCTATTGCCACAATTGGCGGAAACCGTTCAGCCGACGGCTTAAATGTCACACTAGTTAATTTCATCTTTTTTACCTCAATTTTTCGATTTAAGGCGTTTCAAATCATTTATGATTAATTATCCTAAACTAATTATTAAATCTAACTGTCGTTAAATTACGCCGTAAAAACAACAAATTATTTCTTGTTCATCCAAGACTGATTGCTCTTGGTTTTCTTTTTAGGTTTTTCTTGAAATGATTCTTCTCTCACTTTTTCAAGTAATTGTTTTGGTTTTTCTGGTGGAATTACAACGTTTACGACCTTGCCACCTGCCACTTCTGCAGCAAGATTTGCTAATTCATCGTCTGTAAAATGCATCGCCTGCTTAATTTGATTAGTGATGTTCCCGTCTTTATCCAAATACCCAGCGCATTTCACTACTTTTACTTTTTCCACGTGATCACCTACTCTGTTTTTAATGTACTGCTTCAATTTTCGTATGCCTTTCCCTCGGTCTTGTCCTTTGCGGACAACCCAAGTGCCATTTATTCCAAAGTAATCAATGACACCTATAGGCGTTTCAATCGCAAATTGGCAACTATCTTCGAAGTATTCAAAGGGATAGCCTAGCTCATAAATATTCTTCATTGCCTCTGTACTCATGAATTGCACATGAGATTTTCTTTTGTTTTTTAATTCTTGTGTTGGGTACTTTGTCATTATTTCTTTCCACCCCAAACCTTACAAATCGGCTTCTTTGACGAATACTCCGTTTACCATTTTTCCTTGGCGGTTTTTGATTTCGCTATATGCTTGATTTAAGCATTCGTATAAGTCCATGTTATTTTGCATAGCGAGAATAATTAATGTCACAGCCACATCTCCAATACCATCTCTTAGGTCGTTTTCGTTGTTTCTTGCCAATGCAGCGCCAACTTCTCCGACTTCCTCAATCACTTTTAGCATTTGTTTTTCAGGCTCTGCTTTATCTAAATGCTTTTCTTTCGCCCATTCTTCTACTAATTTAACTAATTCGTTCATTATTTTCCCTCCATGAATTCTTTTATTTGTCTATCAAGTTCCGCTTGCTCTTCTGGCGATAACTTTTCTTCTTGCTGGTTATTTGATTCTTTTGCCCATTCTGGTAAATTTTCAGTCCTAACATTTTGACGTTGGTAAGTCGTTCGTTGTTGGCCCCGTTCTTTTTCATTCTTGATTTCAAATTTTAGTTTTTCAAACTGATCTCTTAGCTTAGAAGCACTTCTAATGTTTCCAAACCAGAATGAATTTGTCGGTAACCAATCAAGAACATAGTCAATTGCTGCAATAGTTTGTTGATCTCGTTCTTCGATTAACCTAAACGTGTCAGCCCATTTTTCAATCTTCACTTTTTTCATTTCACTTGGAAAATCATTGATTAAATTATTTTTTAACTTTTCAGCAAGACGTAAATGTTCGTCAGAATATTTACAAGATGTTTTTGACCTATTCTTTTTATCTTTATCTATATCTATTTCTTTATCTATTTCTTTATCTGTACCGTTACAATCCGTTACTGTAACGTTACATGTAACGTTACCACTGTTTTTATCCTCTAAAGCCTGTTGTTTCTTGCGTTCTCGATGTTTTCTAACTCGTTCTGCATTTTTCAAACGTACTTTTTCCATGCCTTCAATGTTTTGGTGCTTGTCCCAATTTTCAATAGCAATTAACCCATCTTCGTTTAAATCAATCATATTGAATTGCTGTAAAGTCATTAAAGCCAAACGAACAACATTGACAGGCTTAGAAAACAACGTCGCTAACATTTCTTCGGTATAAGGCATGTTCCTCTGAATATAGATCAATCCCTCATCATTGGTTTTGCCAGCCAATACTAGTAATCGAATCCAAATCACTAGTATTGCATCGGCTTCTGGCATCGATTGGATAAGTTTTATTTTTTCATCATCGAACATGGTTGTTTTTAGTTTTATCCAACTGATTTCTGCCATTGTTTAACCCCCTATGTGTAACTTTTTAATGGTGTCTTGATTTAATTTAATTCCTTTAACATGGTATTTTTTCTTAAATGCTGTAATACCAATATTGTGTTTTTCTGTGTGATGGCATCGGCACAAACCAGCGTAAGTGTATTCTGTGTGGTCCACACTTTTTCTTTTCCGCCGACCTAGAGCTTTATCAAAATGGTCAATGTCTGCACCAGTTTTGCCACATATGCAGCAAACTCTGTTAGTGATGCATTTGTAAAAGTAATATTCCTGATTAGCAGGCAAAATATCATACCCATTGCGAAATGGAATATTATTTTCAAAAATGAAATTCAAGATAATGTTTGCTAATATCGTTGCATCATCCATTGTATTTTCCGAATCGTTTTTAAGGCTTATTTTGTAGCCTTGTAACGCTTCAAAGCGAAGATAGAACATTTCCTTTAGTACATCTATTTCTTGCCCTGTAGCCACATAAATATCTTCTAACATAGCGAAAATAAACTTACGTTGAGCTATACTAAATTTTCTAGGATCAATAAATCTTATTTCTATTTCACGTGGTCCTGTATAACCGTAGTACATCGTTTTCAAACGTTCTAAATTTATCGCTTCGTTTATTACGGCAGTGATAGAGTTGTCTTTTAAACTCTTAATCACTGCAGAATAAACATTATTTAAATTCATTCGATTGCTTCCACTTCTATTTGGTTGGCCTTCATGAAATTATTTAATGCAACTAATTTTTCATGTGTAGCCGTTACTTGGATTCTGGCTGTTTCTAATTCGGAGCTTTCTTCCTCTTCTTCACAAACGTTTGAAACAATTTCTCCAGTTTCAATATCAATAGTATTTTCTCCTACTTGCTCTGGCCCTCGGGTTTCAGCTACTTTTTCAGTGGCCAACTTTTCAGCTGAAGCTTTATCAATTTCTTTAATAAGTTCTGCCGAAGTTTTTCCTTGCTCAATCAGGGTTAGCCATGAATAAGGTTCTAAGCCTTTTGCTTTGGTATATCCTTCGATAATAAGTTTGTCATTTTTAATCCGATCTTTTTCCTTGTTTATTTCTGATGCAACAGTTTCAATTTCTTCAATGACTTTTTTCTTTAACTCGCCTTTTTGTGTGAATGACCCTTTATTGGTCCAACTTGATTCAATTTTAATAACATCAGGATGGATATTTTTTGCTGCTGAAATTTCATTGATTTTTGCTTGAACTTTTTCTTTTCTCACTTCACGGTCATTCTCTTCATAAGATTTAATATTTTTATCAATGATATTTTTTGCCTCTTCTATTTTTTCCTTGAAGGCGTTAATAGTGGTTTCAAAGGTATCTAAAGGTTTATTAAACTCTTTTTTCACTTCGATTCTTTTTTTGTCTAATAATCCAGATACTTTGTTTAAATCCGCTCTTGCTTGTTTAGCATCTGGTAAATTATTTTCATTAAAAATTAGTTTCGAATAATGATTTACTGTTTCATCAACCATTGCACTTAATTGTTTTTCATTATTGATAATAATTTTGCTGGGGCTTACCTCCACAGTTACTTGTAGGTCTGCCATTAATTCATTTGACATATTGAACCTCCATTAATTAAAGACATTGCTTTGTCTTGGCTGTTGTCGTTTATGTTGCATTTCTTTTGCTTGCTGTTCTTGTATAGCATTCATTTTCCAGTTATTAAGCGTTTGAAGTGCTTCATTAAAATATTCTTTAGGGAATACTTCAATAGACGCTACATTAGCCATTTTGGCTAAAGCTTGGGTGTATGCTGACGGCTCATTCCCTGATATTCCTGCAATCATCACAGCTTCGTTTTTAAGTAATGCAAGTTGTTTACCATCAACCATTTCCACATTCATATCTTGTTCATTTTTCGGAACGTCTGGGTCATCTCTGCCGTCATCAATCATCAATAAATCACACAAAGCATATTTTTTAGCATAAGAACTAGCAGAACCAGTTACTTGTGAAGCATCCATTTTGGGCTTATCTTCTGGTTCTCTAGCGTAAGCAACTGCCTTAACTTCATTTTCTCCATCCGTAATTTTCACTATTGCTTCTACATAAAAACGATTTTCCATTCGAATAATATTTTTAGTAGTATGAATATACAGACCATATTCAATACATAGTGGTTTGACTTCACGTAATATACTTTCAGCATTTCTATAATTGAAATTATTAAAATCATTTACTAAATCTTTTTTTACATTTAATCGTTCAATTACTTTTAAAAATTTTTGATAAAACGTTAATTCTGTTTCTTCTGACATTTAACTAGCTCCTTTCAACAATGAAATGACTTGCTCTAGACCTTCAATTAATTCAACTTGCTTAAAATAAGCACTTTCGTCTAAACTCTCGAATACTGTTCTAACTTCTTCATCTTCGCTATCCTGATAAACAGCAACATGATTATTAGTAGTATCCCTTTCAAAAATCAGTAATCCATAGGGCGAATGATTATCTATCAAGTGTATTCTTCCTAAGTCATCAGTCTTGATTTTCATTGGCCATTTCCTCACTAGCTAATTCTTTTGCAACCTTCATTGATTTCGCTAAACTTTCAAAAAAACCTTCTGGACTACTGAAATCCATCTCCACTTCGTCTAAACGTTTTTTTATTTTTTCATCAAACTTTCGATATTTTTCTGGATTACAATTTGGGCAATCACACTTTGAATTAGCTTGTACAATTGGTTTAATATGATTTTCAATAAGCTCTATGGCTCCTTTAGCAGAATGCCCCATTCCCTTCGGAGTTCCTCCAGCTGCTGTTTTTACATTTACATTTACTGAATTATCAACATCATCATTACTTACTGCACTAATCAAAATACTGTAACCTTTAGCGGTCATTTCTTTTGTAAAATTTTCAATCATTTGTTGCATTTCATTATTTTGGTTTTCCATGGTATAATTCCCCTATCGATTTATATTTTTGTGACTTTTTGCTTGCCGGCGGAAGTCACTTTTTTGTTTCTCGGATAAATAACGCTTCTGGAAATACTGCCTTATTTATCGCAGTGTCTGGATATTTTTCTTTCAGCTTTTGAAATACCAAGGCTTTCGTTTTCTCGACAACATAAATTTTCAAACTATCTTTGCCAACCGCTTGAAACATCTAAACACCCCGCTTTTCTTTCTGCTGCTTAATGTAAATATTTCCCTTTTGTTTGTTGTACCATTTGTTAGCCTCCACAATTGACTGTTCAAATAGTTGTTTTCGTTTATCACTAAAAGACATCTAAAATCTCCCTTCAAAATTTTTCTTTAATGTTTAATACTTCTAAAAGATTCCTATTAATTGAATAAATAGCATTCTCTGTTAAAATTCGTTGCCAACGTTCGTTGCGTGGCGACCAACGCATGGCTGCTTTTTTTAGTAATGGTTTTACTTCATCTGAAGGCTTTCCATTCGTTGTAACAAAAATTCGGTTATCACCTAAATCCATTCCAATTCCTGAAATTTCATCATGCTTGATTTCCTTATAAAAAGATTGCCAACCTTCTTTTTCAGCTTTTTCTCGACGTTTTTCGTCAATCCTTTGTTGTCGCTCGATTAACACAGGATCAAACATCTTACGAGTATTTTCAATAAACTTCGCATGTTTCCCTTCATCAGAGTAAAGTTCTCGTTCTTTTTCATGGACACGTTCAACTTCTTTTCTCTTTTGGCGAGCTGGATAATTAGAGCCGCCACAAATCATTATTGATGGGATTTTCACTGATTGAAGAATATCCGTTCTTAAATCAACAACTAATTTGTTGTATTGTACTAATCGTTCATTTAATGCTTGCTCGTTTTCACTTGTTAAGCAGTGCTTGAATCGTTTAACAAATCCTGTCATGTACGTTTTTATTTCACTGTTAAAATCTCTTCCACGATTGAAAGACGTAAGTTCTTCATACCGTTGCCCTATTTTTAAAGGAATTGTGTATATTAAATCAAAATCACCAGATTCTACCGATTTAAATGTTAATGTCATGTTTTCTAATCTCCCTATATTTTTTTCTACGCTTTACAGATTCATCTTCCACAGCAAGGTCAAATGAAAATAAAAATAAAACGATAGCTAATACACAAGTTGATTTAAAAAGTTCTGTATCACCTCTTCCTAACAAGTAGCTAGCTAAAAATACAAAACCTACTGCGGAAAATCTTCTCCTAAATAATTTATCTTTCATCGTTCTTTATCCTCCTATAAAATACTGTCAATCCAATCCATAGAACCCCAAAGGCAGTTGCATAAATGAATTCTTGAATATAAAAAGCTTTAATCATACAAATCAACAGGATTATTGTGTCGAGAAACATTATCCACTTCATATCTAAACTCCCACTCTATCAATTTCATCAAAAAACTTATCGAGAATGTATCTTTGTCCTTTTCCAGTAATTTTTGGTGTTTTTTTAATAGAAGTTTGCCCATTAGAATGAACGATGGTAGTTTCTTTAATTTCAAATATTTTTAATTCCATTGATCTTTGTGTTGGTACATTGAAGCTCGTTCCTCTTCTTTTGATTAGATATCCTCTTTTTCTCAACCAATCAAACAATCGATTCTGTCCAATATCAAAACCATTTTGTTTTAATATTTTTGCCATGTCATTAACTGAAATACTAGTTTCACTGGCACTTACTGCATCAGCAAATAATGCTTTTGGCCTCAATTCTTGATTTTCCAATTCTAACTTTTCAATTTTCTTCTGTTGAAATTCAAGAGCACGTTTAGTCACCATTTCTGGACTATTCCAAAACTTTTCTAGCTGAATAAAATATTTACGAGCTTCTTTTCCTTTTTCTGTTTTAGTTAACATTGAAATATGCTTTGCAACATCAAGTTTCAATACATAGTCAGATACATATTGAATATTTCCATTCCCTCCTGAGACAGGTGTACCTCCAGGTACACTCGTAAAATCTTCTTCTTTTATAAACATTTCATCATACTGTTTCCACCAAGCGCTAAATCTTTTCTTTATACCTAAAAATCCATATAAATCTCTAGCACTTACTAACTGTTCATCATTTTCATTCGTTGTAACTTTTATTAATTGATTCACTAGACATACCCCTTCCTTTTGTATTTTTATAGCCCGCCCGACTTATTAATATTGAGTATTTTCATGAATCCATTTTTCAACCAATTTTTTAGGATATTTTTCTTTGCCTTCCTTAACAATTTTAGGAAATCCACTAGCATATCTATAATGTTCATCAAACGTCTTTACATCACACTTCAAAATTCTTTTAGAAACTTCATTTCGGTTTAATAATTCTTCATCTTGATTTTCAGATAACTTTCTTTCTATTATCGGAAGTGTTATTTCTAAAAATTTAGAAGCAATCCATTCAAAAAATTTTTTTGTGCTAATTGAATCAAATTGGATATTCATTACTTACACCTCTTCCAAAAACTCTCTAATTTTCTTAATTTGTTTTTTTGGTTGAACTCTACCGTTTAGAATTCTAGAAAGATATCCTTCGTTGATTTCCAACTTTTCCGCTAGCCAAGCTTGATTTTTGCCCTTCACAGCTAGAGTAATTGCGACTTCTTTTTTTAAAGTCGTTTTCACTTATCTCACCTTCTTTTATAAAATTAGCAAGAATATTTACAAATATTGTTGACAAAAGTATAAAATGTAGTACAATTAATGCATACAAAATACACCTACACATCACATTAATTCTTGCTGGGGAGCTGTTTTAATGCGTATTGTTTAGTACGTTATTTTGTAAATATTCTTGCTTACGAGATAATAATAACTACATTTTATACTTTTGTCAATAGAAAAAGCATAAAATTTTATATTTTCTCAGGCAAAATTTTGAGGTGCTTAGAATGACACTATTTGAGAGAATAAAAGAGTTATCTGCAAAGCGTGGAAAAAACTTAAAACAAGTCGCAAAAGAACTAGGTTATAGTGAAAACCTATTTTATCAGTGGAAGAAAACTACACCAACTGCTGATAAATTGCAAAATGTGGCAGACTATTTTAATGTTACAACTGATTATCTATTGGGTAGGGAAACATCTGGTATGCAAAAATTAGACCCAGAAGAAGATGAGTTAATCGTAATGTTTAGAAAAAATACTGCTGGTATGAATGATGAAGAAAAGAGAGAATTCAATGAATCTCTAGATAAGTTAATGTCTGTCGCGAAAGACTTATTTGAAAGAGACAAGAAAAAATAAAAAGGACTGTTGCTAATGTATAATAAAAAAATGTTAGAATACAGAGATGTTGATTCAGAAGACTATAATAATTATTCAGAAAATGCATTATTTCTTTTAAAGGTTATTTCAGATTGGGCTTCTATACCTGTTTCCGAAATAACTTATCATGAAGTTATAGATTATTTTGTTAATAACTTCATGATTGAAATTGTATTTTTCGATGATAACGACAGGATAATTAATCCAGAATACAAATTTATCAACGACACCATTTACAAAATTTACCCGACATTTAAAGAAAGGGTTTCTGGGTTTACTGTAACTGATGGATATAATTATAAAATATTTTTGAACTTCGATATGATGAGACATCGTCTGATATTCACTATTTTACATGAGTTAGTCCACATATATTTTCATTGTTCTTCAAAAAAGTATATGCAAATTTTTGCATCATTAAATATTGAAGATCATTATCCTAAAGAAATACTACCGTTTGAAGATGAAGCAAATATAATAGCATCTATTTTATACTTAAATGACACTAAACTAATTAATTATATATTGGAAGGAAATTCGTTCCACAGTATAATGTCTCTTTGTAAAATTAGCAAAGCTGCACTACACTGTAGAATAATGAACTATTTAATTCACAATATAGGATTAAACAAAAACACTGCTCTATTCAAATATTTAAATCCTTATAAAGAAGAAGTATTTGGGCAAACAGCATTAAAAAATTTACAATCCATAATTTCTTATCCTAGCTTTATAAAAAGATTGAACCAAGAAGCTTAACTAAAGTTAAGCTTAAAAAAATCCGCAAAAAAAGAACATACATTCGTTTTAAAGGAGGTGATGCCACCCTTTTTAATAGCCTGCCCGGCAATAGAAAGGAATTTTAATAATGGCAAATAAATATAAACCAACAAAATATCCTGGTATTTTATCTTACGAAACAAAAAGAAACGGTACTATGTATCGTATACGAAAATCTGTAACAATTAACGGTGTAAAGACCCCATTTGATGAGTCGAAATTCAAAACGCTAACTGCAGCAAAAGCTAGATTAAAAGAGATTGATGATTTAGCTTTAAGAAACGAAACTGGTATACTATTAAACCGCAAATTAACTGTAAATGATTATTGGGAAAAATATGCTAATAAAAAAGTTGTGCAGAAAGTATGGTCTAAAGACACTAGACTAGGAAACGATTCCTTGTACAAAAACCATATAAAACCAAAATATGGTAACTTGCCACTTATTCAATTAAACAGAAATGACTACGAATTATATATTGTAGAATTACTTAAAAAGTTAAGAAAAGATTCTGTTCGTTCTGTCCACATAGCTTTCATGGCCATGCTAAATGATGCTGTTTACTGCGGTGTGATAGAAAGAAATAGGCTTCAACGTGTGCATATTGGTGAAGCAGAAAAACCTGCCAAAAACAAACATCTGAGCCTTGACGAATACTGGTCTTGGATGGATACTGCAAAAAGAATACTAACAAAATACGAATACTCATGTGTGTATCTATGTATTTATGGAATGAGACGTGGTGAAGTATGTGGTATAACACCTAAAGTAATTAGTCAAAATGAATTAACAGGCAATCTGATGATTCATTTAGAAGATAGTAGGACGAATGCCACATCTAAAGATGGTCAAAGTAAAGGCGGAGTTAAAACAGCTGAAAGTGAAAGGTATATCGCACTTGATGAACTAGGCACCCAAGCCTTGAACACTGTCTTAACTGAAGCAAGAGAAATCAAAAAAGACTTTGGGGAAATACTACATCGAGATGACTTTATACTTATTAACCCTAGAACAGCGAAGCCATTTCACCCTACTCAATTGAATAGATGGTTTGATAGAGTTTCGAAAGAATGTGGGATCAAAGCTACTCCTCATATGTTAAGACATTTTTTCACAACTCAAGCAGCTATAGCAGGAGTTCCAAAAGAACATGTTGCCGCTTATCTAGGACACACTGATAAAGTAATGACAGAAAAATATACACATTTAAAATATGAAACGGCTCCAAACGTAGTGAGTGCAGTTTCAGAGCGTTTGAATAAGCGTTAATAAATAGTTGTGGCGTTTTGACTAAAGTAGGTTAACTCCACAACTTTATAACTTAATTAAATTTAAAATGCTTTAAAATCAATATTTATTAATGATAATATCACGTTAAAATGCAAAAAAATAGGTTGTGGAGTTTAGACATAATCAGTCAAAACTCCACAACTTTATCACAACAAATACTAACTATTAATCACTTTTATTCATTTCTTTAAAATTGATAATATCATATTGTCAACATTTAAAAAGGAATGAAAAGGAAGTGAATGGATTTAAAAATCTATTTACTTCGCTAAACGATAAATCGCATCTGCATAAATAGCAGCTGCTCGGAATAAGTCATCTAATTCCATAAATTCGTTGGCTTGGTGCATTGTGTCTGTGTAG